TTGCGGTGATCCATAACCGGCAACCACATCCTTCGCCACACCCCGTGGATATGCACCTTGACCCAAACTGTCGCCGTTCCGTCCGGGTGCACCTCGTAAGGGTACCTGTGCTCGGGGAGCTTTGTGACGGTTAACCCGTTCTCGGTGACAACCTCAGCGGGTTGGGTTGGCAGTGTGAAATACACCACCTCAAACATGGCTTCCGGGAAGTGTTCCATAAGGATGCCCCATGCCCATGCCCATGATAGATATGTCAGGTCCATCTTCTTCTGTGTGAAGTCAGAACAATCTATCTGACTTAGCGTGTTCCAAACCTCGCGGAATGGGTCTAGTTTGTTTGTTTTTTTATCCATGTTTCTAGTGTATCTGGTTTTCTTAACTGGTCTACTCTTACTGCTTTTACGGGATTGTATCCCCCATACTGCTGGGTGAAACATCTCCTGTTAAATTCTTCTTTCTCAATCCACCCCATAATGTTGACCACATAGAAGTCCGTCCCGGGTGCAGTCATCACCGCTATGTCTGCCCTCATTGGTTTGTTAAAATAAAGCTCCCCGGTGGTGGACCACTTCACATCTATCGATGTACTGCCACATTCCAGATCCACACCACCGTCCCCCTTGTTGTAACCTTCAGCTTGAAGGTCCAGATTCAGCATCTTGCTTACGGCAACCTCTCCGAGTGCGCCCTCGTAGTTCACCAGCACATCGTCCTTCTTGGACACCCGGGCGTTACTGGTCCTGGTGCCAAACTTCATCATCTGGCGAGTGATCGCCAAAAACTTTGCACAAAGTATTTCTGGGGGAGATAAGATCATCCTGGTCATCTGTCGTACTTGTCCCAGGGGATGAATTTATAATACCTGCGACAAACCCACCTTTGAAACTTCTTCAGGTTTTTGTTTCTGTCGTCATAGACCATAGGGTAGGGCATCGCCCCGGCGTCGTTGATTTTGTTGAACCGATACAAAATGCTTTCCATTGTCTCACCCGGCCAATATCCGATGAGCATATAGACCATAATGTGACCCGGTCTAATGCCGGCACCCTGGAGAAGGTTGAGTCCCTTAAAGAAATGCTTCTCGTCTTTCTCGTTGTCCCATGCCGTATACAGTCTCCTTTTCTTGAACCGAACATCGTAATAGCGCATCCTGGAAAGGTATTCCGCCCCCTCTTCGTGCAGGAGTCTTACATTGATTCCCTGGTTGAAATTAACCTTGAAATTGAAGTCGATTATTTCTTTAGCTTTTGCTTTCCAATCGGGTTGCCCAAAGAAGTCGTTGTCAAGCAAGACCAACTCCCTCGGGTAGGGGTCTCCCCTCCAGATTTCGTGCACCGTTTTGTTGTCGCGGTTTTTCCCCTCCTTTGCGGGAACCACGCAAAACTTACACTTTAGCCGGCAACCCCTCTGGGTAAACCCAATCGATTGCTTAAACTTGGGGTAAATATCGTAACTGACAGCAGAACCCTCTAATGGAATCCTCCCCACAACATCTTCAAGGGTTGTAGACTCCCCGCTCCCGGTCCCCCCCACAATTGCCCCGGGAAATTCCGACCTAAACCCCTCCACCCGAGGTTTTGAGCTTGTGAAAACGGCGGATCCGTAAACCCTGTCAAACTCGGGTTCAAACAAATCCCGGTAAGGAGATCGTGCGAACGTAATGTCGTGCCCCATTGCCCGATGGTAACCCGCCAACCGCATCAGTGCTAAGTTGGGCAAGCTTCCGTCTAATTGCGTTATCCTCACGTTCATACTGCCAATTGGAGCAACTTCGCAAAACTCTCCTCGTCTAAATAAAACCTCCAGGGGTGGTTGTTTCTCTTGTGGGCAACCACCGCAATCTTGCCCCTCGCATCCCGCACTGCTTGATCGCACGCTTTCGGGATTGGGAGTCGCTCGACATTCTTAACCTCAAACATCATCACATCATCCAACTCCTCGCAGACCACATCCGCACCTCCTAGTCCGTTGTACTGGACGCCCCTCTTTGCCGACATCCAACCACGGAAACGCAACCACTTGGCGAAGTCCCGTTCCCCGCGCTTGCCCTTTTCTCTGGATAACTTGCCCACTAGAAATCAGTTGGATGTTTACTCTTGAGCAGATCATCGGTTAGCTTGGCGGCGCTCTTCTCCCGGTAGTGTCTCCTTACGGCAACCGACCCCATCAACTGCATGTCAGCAATGACCTGGTCTTTTAGTTTCTTTGGGACTCTGGTGCCTTTGGCTCCTATCTCCCGCATGAGCTTCCGAATCTCTTCGGTAAGTTTCTGTTCGTTTATGAAATTACGAATCCACATCTTGCCCTACCACTTACCTGGGAATCTGGGGGTTCTGCCGCCGGCAAAGGTCCACATCTTGCCGTCCAGCTTGATGGGCACCTTCATGCGCTCCCCGTTTGCCGTCCTGGTTCTGAAGTTCTTATTGTGCGGCACCCGTACATGCACCATCTCCCCCGTGCTTCTTTCGCAAAGCAGCACCTTGTAATTAGGGAAATTGTGCCGCACCACCCATGCGTCCTCCACCCCCGGAGGTGGGGGTTCCTCAACTGCTTGATCTTCCAACCCGAGGATCCGCATCATCTTGCGCCGGCCCTGGTCTGTATAGACAATGTCCCTACCGTCCTTGTGCCAATCATCCGGGTACTCCAGTTTCTTCTGGCGATGCCGCACAATGATGTCGCGGTTGATCGCAGTCTTCTCGGCAAGCGTCTTCTCCTTGGTCAACTCCATCTTTATCTCTTCACAAATTAAATGCCCCCCCTAACGTCCGAGCGGGAACACACCAAAAACCGCCCATGTTTTGAGGGGGGGCTGCGGCAGTAACCCCGTACACAAACATCCGCCGCAAAAAACTCCCCCTTGATCCGCACTCGCGGGAAGGGGGTCCAGGGACAGACTGTTGACCGGTACCCGCCGCATCAGATGTTCCTGGAAATTCCATGCCTCTTCCTAATGTAACTTGATTCAATCGGGAGATGCTCACAAAGATCCTCCAATCCCCCCTTGTGCCAAAAGGTCACCGCCGTCGTGACGGTGTCCGGGTTTGCCATCCAGGCATCCGGGTTCCACATCACAAACCTGCCGCCCACTATGTACCCCTTCTTGACCGCCAACCGGTAGTCCAGTGCGGCTTGCTGAATTATCGCGCCCATCAAGTCGAGCCATTCATCCATTCCCCAGCACCTTTTCGATGCACTCCTCAATTACCTTGGTCATCGTCTTGCCGCTCTTCTTGACCCGCTCCTTGATTAACTCCATGACCCGTATCGTCGGTCTAAAACTTATAGGTATGTCGCCGTACTTAGTCTTCATTCCCTCTATCTCAAATAACTCGTCATACGGAAGGTGTACTACGATCCGTACTACTGCGTCAACCCCCTTTTTCAAAAAAGTTGCACCCACTGTAGTACGCTGCCATTGTGCCCCCGCTATGCGACGACGATCAGAACCGGCTGGACCTAAAGTTGGGAAGAACTTCCGTATCTCCCCGTCCCTCTGCGAATATGTCGAATCCTACGCTAAACAGCACGGGACAACCTTCTCCGCACTGGTCGAAGAGTGTGTCAGGAAGCAGATAGGGGATATTATCGCTGAAATGGACATCGACACCCCCACGATCCGCCCCGCCTGGATCAAGTTCAAAGGCGGCGGCATCTACCTGGACAAATGTATCCGCATCCCGGGTAAAGGAGTCTTCATCCCTGAAGCCCATATGGCATCACTTCCCACCGATTTAACCTAATTCGCACTCGTTCTGCGTTTTTCTTCAAAAAAACATTTGCACCACTTCTAGGTAGTGCTATATTCCTCCCCGTGAGTGGTGCTTTCTAATCGCTGAACACCACAAATATCACCGAGTCCTAGAGGGTTCCCACCCTCCTGGAGATGCACCGCGACAGGGGTGCGAGTCGTTTAACTACGAGCCGGCAATGTCTCCTCGAAGCTTGACAACCGGGACAGCAGGTAAAACTGCGGGAGAGGGTAAGTGCTCTGCCGATTGAGGTTCCTCCCTCCTGAACCTATAAGGCATCATGGGTCATAAAGCGCAGCTTTATACCGAAGGGAACGGAAGTTATTCGGCTTAGACAGGGTAAAAGCTTCGCTTTACCCAAAGGGAACGGAGTTAAAAAACTCCTTCCCCTACTCCCGGGGAGACCGGGAACAGGGAGAAGAGAGAAAAGGGGCAAATAGCAGGAAGGTGCGGAAAAAAGATATTTCTCCATGAGAACCCTCATACCCAACATCCTAACCCCGGACCTCGCAGACGAACTCTCCCGCATCTGCCCCAACAAATCCAATACCATCTGGGATAGACCGGAAATCAATGAACTCATAGAAAAAATCTTCCTCCTCTCCGGGACCAAAGGAAAACCTCTCCTAGAAAAACCCTCCTACTGGAGAGTCGAAAAGAAACATGAGTGCGGCCACAAATGGCACTATGACGGGTGCAAAGAACAAAATGGTAAACTCACCAAAAACCACATGCCCTGGTGCACCCACACCTGCTCTATCCTTCTCTCCGATCCAGCCACCTACGGCGGCGGCACCTTCAAATTTAAAGATCCTGACGAGGAATACCGGGAAGAACACTACCTCTCAGCGGTATTCTTTACCTCACACGCCGAAAATGAACCCCAACTACATATGGTCGAACGCTATTTCGGTCCCCGGACCGCCCTGCTGATGTTCCTCAAGGTTCTTGATGAACCCCAAACCTAGATTTCAAATCCCCTGGAACACCGGCTCCCGCATCCATAAACCAAAAAAAGGTAAAGGAAGCTACACCCGAAAAACCCATGAGAGACTACAAAAAAGAATACGCGAAATACCACTCCAAACCCTCCCAAAAGAAGAACCGGGCTTCCCGAAACGCCGCTAGACGCGCCATGACACGCCGAGGTGCGGCAGCCAAAGGTGACGGCAAGGATGTGGACCATAAAAACTCTAACCCCCTGGATAACCGCCCCGGGAACCTCCGCATGATCGCCAAATCCCGAAATAGATCCCGGAAATAATCCTTGACGACCTAAAGGTTCCCCGTTAAATTACCCCCTCTGCGACTGTCTAGTCACTTCGCAGTCATAACTAGCCGCATCAGTGTCTATCGCTCTGGTGCGGCATTTTCTTTCCTAAATCACTTCCATAAACCCCTGTCCAGTAACATCCCAATCATCCCGTAATTCGCCACATCCTGGTATGTGTCCCCCAAACTCTCATTGTTTACCTCCCCACCAGGTTCCTTCACCCGCTTCTCCAATAAATGCCGCATCCTGCTTACCTTGTCCTGTAACCGCACCTGAACCCCTACCTCCCCAGATATCCCAATATTACTACTCCCGTAATCCTGCTGCTTGGAATCAAATAACTCAATACACTCCAGTGCCACACGAATGATCTCCTCCCCCATCACCGTCTTCACTCCAAGCACATCCTTGATCTCCTTCTCCAACCCTTTCCGTTTTGTGTCAATCATTGTGTAACCCATAAAATATTCTCCTAATAAAATACCCCCGCCCAAACGCAACAGCCGCCAATACCATACTCATCCCAGCATTCTCCCCCATGCGGATCCCATACCCCATCCAATGCAATATCCCATAAACCAACCCCAGATTAATCAAATAACCTACCACCACGTTGGCAATACTCTCCATCACCGCTAACCTCCTCATAACCCCCCCAAATTCTCCCCGCCATCCCTGTATGTTGCCCAGTTCAAGCGAGGAAGGCAGCATCCTGCATCAGTGCGGGATTGTTCTGCCAAATGTACTACGGTCACCTTTGTACGATTTTACGGGAGGGGGGATGCATCGTAGA